CAGGAGCCACTCCATTTACTGTTAAGATATTATATAAATCTTTATATGTTCCATTATTTGTTAATGCTTGAGATCCGTCACCATTTGTTCTTAAATAACTAATTAAAGTCTTTTCTGCGTCTGTAAAATTATTATCACTTAAGACTTTATAGACAGAACTTGATCCTGTCTTAAATTCTTTTGTGACATAATTTGATAAATCTATTTTTGCTATTTTATCAATAACAACTGATGCATAACTTCCAACTGTCTTTATCTGAACATCATTTACTTTATTTAAGTCTGTTAATTCACTTTCTTCTACATATCTACTTGTGCCATTAGCACCATCATTTATAAAATCACTTGTCTTTGTTGGTTTGTGTTTTATGTAATAAGGACTATCAGGATCGTCAATATTCCAATCAGGTTGAGTAGATGTGAATAATGCATCTACAATATTAACTTGAACTGCCTCATCTACAATATTCAAGTCATCAATTACTTGATAACTGTCAACAGTAACACTTGTATTTATACTTATTGTATTATCCATTGTTTTCTACCCCACTTTCTAAGATTTTTATAGGAAGATCTCTGAGTAATATTCTTATCAACTTATCACTATCGTCATATAAAGTTGCTGTGAGATGATATTTATTTTCCATCTTTAATAACATCATATCTTCATAAGTTAATTCTAACATTACTGTATTATTTTCTCCCATTTGTATTTTCTTTGATATTATAGGATCTTCATTCATGTATTCTTTTATATTAAAAATTACATTACAATTTGTTCCTATAACAAAATTTATTAGTTCTCCTCCTCTAGTTTTTCCTTTCCAATCAAAGTTAAAAGGAGTTTTACTAGGTTGTCCATAAGTAAGAACCCAAATTCCATGATCTGCTCTAGGACTAGTTGCTTCATATAATATTGACATTACTTTCCTCCTCTACTAATTATAACTCTAACAATCTTCATATCCATCTTTTTTGAATAACTTCTTCAATTCTTTATACATAGAATCATAAGTAAACTTTTGTCCTGTATATGCTGATGTGGATTTTATTTCTATATTTGGATTTTCAAAATAATTTTTATACAATTCTACATTTAATCCAAAATCTTTTAATAATTTTTCATTTAATAGATTTTTCATTGAAATATCTTCATGTATTTGAATTATTTTGTGTAAATATTCTAAATCCTTTTCAAGATTTTCTGTTATCACTAATTTTTGGTTTTGTTCTTCTGTCAAATACGATTTTAATTCTTCTAATGAAGTTAATTCTTCCAAATTATGTTCTTTTGATAAATCTTTGTATATTTCATCTCTTATTTTTGAAATGTATTCTAAGCAATTTGAACGAACTACTTCAAAATTTGCAAGTAATTTTTGTTCTAATTCTCTTTGTTCTACATCTTTGTATCTGAGATAAGATATAAATACACCTTTTTTATTTATAAAACACTCATCTAAATTTAACTTAACATAGGAATTATCTTTTAATTTTAATGCCATATTTAATCTCCTTACCAATAGATTTTTATCCCAGCAGGACCACCAGATCCACCAGAACCTCCACCACCATCAAATATATTTGTTGCAGGAGCACCAGCACCACCTCCAGCACCACATCCTCCTGCTTTTCCATCTGATCCGTCAGTAATTCCACCTCCAGCACCAGATATACTACTCCATCCACAATGCCATTCATTATAAACTCTTGCTATTGTAGTCCATTTTTGATTGTATGTATAATCTTGTCCATATGAACCACTTATATATCCATAAGAATTAGATCCAGAAGATATTCTAGGAGTTGTTCTAAAATACTGAACAAACGCATCATTCATTGCTCCATTTGTATAATTTCCAGGAATATATGCAAATGTTCCAGCATTTGGAGCATAATAATATCTACCATTTGGAACTACTGTAATTCTACCCATCCCTATGTTGCCGTAAATACTTGAATTTATACTTTGATAAAATGTCACTCTAGATATTGCAGGTTCATCTGAAGGAGCATATACAACATTATTGTCTGTTATTAATCCACCATGTCCTCCTTCTACGCTTGCAACTGTGACCCAATCATTATTCCAGAACTTAATTGTAGTTGAAGAGCCATTACTTCCTGAATTCCATCTTCCACCACCAGATCCACCAGAACCCAATACAACTTGTAAGACATTTGTTTCTGCTGTTCTTGTATAAGGCATTTCTATGTGAAAATAGCATAAAGGTCCACAACCTCCACCATAGGAGATTTTACCAGTATACCATCCTCCACCTCCTGCTCCACCTCCTCCAGAACCTTGAATACCTACGATTATACTTGAAGGACATGAAAATGTTTTTACAAGACTATCTCCCTCATACCAATATAAAGTTCCGTTATCTAATAAATTTCCTGTTCCCTTGAATTTAAGAGTTATTGTCTTATTTGCTGCTACAGAATATCTATTATTTAGTATTGGTGCAAGTCCATTTGGAATGTATCCTTTATTCGCAGAACTATCATATGAATTGTGGAAGAATTCATTTATATTTGTCACATAATTAAATGGATGATAATTAGAATTATATGTGGCAAATCTTACTGCAGAATAATTATTGACATCTGTCCAGACTCCATTTACCAATCTTACTTTTTCTCCAGAATAATAACCACTAAAGAAATCAGCCGAATTTGTTCTATTATCATAATCCTGAATAATATCTGAAATGCTTCTACCATTTGCAGTTATATTAGAATAATTTGCCACTTATTTTCCTCCTTAATTTTTATTTTCTAACTCTCTTACTCTCTTTTCTAGTTGTTTTATATAATCCCACAAGATATAAACTATCTTTGATTCACTTACCATCAAATAACCATCTTGTCCCTTTTCTGCAAGTTTGAAGTTATCTAAATTGAAATGTTCTACATCTTGTGCTATAATTCCCACACAATCTCTATTTGAATCTTTATATTTGAAATGTCTTATTTCTGTATTTTCTATAATCTCTTTAACAGTATTGTGATCTATAGAATAAACATCGTATTTCTTTCTTGCGTCTGATGTAGCATAGAATGATTGTGCCTGCATATATCCTGTAGCGACATTGTTTGTAGAATATATTGTTCCTGATTGCATATAAACATTTGAATTTGCATAATGATCTTGATATCCAGATGTTCCTAATGTTCCATCTAAATAAATCTTTGAGTTTGATGTTTGAACTTTTGCTTTATCAGAATTTGTTACATTACTTCCTGATATACTTATATTTATTTGACCTCTATCACTAGTTTGAGATAATGTTACAGTCATTCCGTTTGATGTAGAAGTTTTTGTTCCTAGCACACTGCCTAATTTTTGGTATGTTATTGCATAATCATTTACTTTTGCTGTAGTGACTGCTTTGTCATTAATCTTTGCTGTAGTGACTTCTCCTGCCATAAGGAAGTTTGCTTTACTGAATATATCTGCTATATTTGTAGCATGATTATCTAATGATCCTTCAGATGAATCAAACATTGTTCCTATACCATTTGCACTCATGTAAGGATAAACATTTGATTCAGCATTTCTTTTTACCATTATTTCTGCTAAAACTGTGCTCATAAATGTTGCTTGTCTTAGTGCTGTATTATAATTTATAGAATAAGCAATGCCCTCATATGCACCTTTATATCTTTCAGGGAATGGTTCTAATTGATCTCCACTATAAGTTCCCTTCCAAGTATTATCTGGATAAAAGTATCCAATACTATCGCTTGATTGCTGAGTGACTGATTCAATTGCATTTTCTGCAAATATTGATATTTTATTTCTTACATCCATTTTCTTTTATTCCTCCTTATTCAATGACTGTAGTGGTAATCCATTTACCTTTATCCCAACCTTGTATTCCATAACCTATTGCCTCATCAATTATAGAATCACCATCTTGAACAACACCTTTATTCTCCCAACCTACTGTTGAATTAATAAATGTCCATCCATTTCCTTCCAAATCTGTTAGAGTTATTCCTAATAATAAATCAGAACTTGAATATCCTAATTCTTGTGCTCTTGCATATAGTAATTCTTGTGTGACACTTGATGTAGCATAGTTTATAGTTCCAATAATATCAATAATATTATGTTTATCAAATCCAAAGTAGATATTATTGTAAAGAACATAATTTACAACTATTCCAATTCCTGTTATATTTGGTAACACATACTTTTCTAACATTTCTTTTGACCAAACTTCTGCATTTCCCATTATGTCTAATTGAACAATCATTGGATTTGCATATCCCTTAAAATTGCTGAAGTCTGTTATTTCACATCTGACAATTGAACTAAATATATTTGTCAATTTCATCAAAGATTCTCTAGTTGCCTTTGAATTTCTTTTTAATCCATTTCCCAATATCGCAATTTTAAGTTGTTGCTCATATAAAGATTGATTTACATTTCCATTTTCATCTAGTGGTTTTTCTATACTTATATTTATTCTTTGTGCTATCTTTTCAAGTATATCTCCTGTCGCACTTTGTAGATTTAATTTTGACAGTATAGTTTCAATTACATTACAAGAATTTTGTATATAATTGCTGAACATTTTCATCAATCTGATGAATTTAGGATAATCTCTTAAATAAGATGGAATCATTTCAGTATACTTATTTTCTTGCAAATATAATTCTTCAACTTCTGCTATTGTCATTTATAATTCCTCCATACTAAATTTGATTCCAAGTTATTGTTATATCTTCTGCTGTAATTTTTGCATATTCATTATAATCAATAGGCACTCTTTTTGCTGCTGCAGGACTTACTTTATCTACATTTAATGAATCTATATCAATTACAAAATCTTCATAATTATTTGTAGAAATAACTGAGTATACTGCTGAAGATACACCACTATATAAAACATCATTACTAATTCCAAGATTATTTATATAATTTGCAATATTTTGTTTTATTTGATATTCAATTGAATCTCTTTGTGATCCTGCCTCAAGATTTGTATCTAATTCTAATTTTACATAACAACTAACACCACTTGCTCTACTGAATTGAATAGTATAAGTTGTTGAATCTATTGTTATATCAACACTTATTTGTCCCTCTCCTGTATTTGGATCATAAGATCTTGCTGCTGTAGGAATAGAAGTTCCACATCCTAATGACTTATAATCTAATATTGTTTGTGCTATTGCTATGTCATCTGGATAATCGCTTGTATCTCCTGTGCCATCCCATTCACTCTTTCCGTTTGTTATAACCCAAATTGAGTGTGGAGCCATTCCTATATCATTTACTTGAGAAGAGTTATTTTCAACTATGTAAACATAATTTGCATTTGTGTCTTCCTCTATTTGTGCTATAACTCCTTCTACTGTTCCTACTGATTCTCTGTAAAGTTCTTTTTTGTATCTTGCTCTTAATTGTGCATCAGTCTCTTCTTGATTTCCTAATTTTGATGCAACTTCATTTATAAATGTTATTCCTTCTGGAATTCCACTTGTTAGAATTGTTAAGTTGTTATTTGTTCCGTCGTTATAAGGTTGCAAAACAATGTTTGTAGGATCTGCATTTTCGTTTGTTGCTTCAAATGTTGCTGTTCCTACATAATTCTCTTCTTCTGGATTATCTGCTGTATTTTTATATTTTTCTACAACAAGTTCTTCTTTATTTACCCATTTATTTCCATTTGTATCTTCAAGAGTTATTGCTCCTGCTTGTAATGCATATGGTCTTGCAATTGTGCTATTGTCTGCTATAGTTGCTTTTATCATAACAGAACTATTTGTTTTTGGTTTTCTTGCAATACCTACAAAAGATACAACATTATCTAAGTTTGTTCCACTTGCTCCTGTAAATGATAAAGTATTATATAACTGTTGAACAGAACCACCTACATCTGCTAAACTTCCTGCAAGCAAATCTAAAAATGAATACCATTCGTTTCCTTGTTCTATTGCATAATCTTCCCCATATGCTATTCTTGTTAGTGCTATTAAATCTTCAAGAATTTCTCCTTTTGAAGATATCTTCAATCCACTTTGCTCATCAAATGATAAAATTGAATTTATTGTAATGTTATTCATCTATTAGACCTCCACATTTATTACTTCACTCATTGTAGTTATTACAATTATGTTTGCTCTATAAACTTTATTCACAATATTGCTTGAAAACTTATTTATTTCTCTGACTCCTGCTGTGTTATTAATTATATTCATAACTGCTAAGTCCATGTCATCCTTATCTACTCTTAGAGGAATTCCAAGTAAGACATTATACATTAACTCACCACGAATAACACTGCATCTTGCTTCAATATTATTGCGAACTACTTCTGCATCTTCTACACAATTTGCTATATCAAACTCTTTCTGTATTTTGCCACTAGCATCTTTTGTTCGTATTATGTTATGCCCTCTCATTATTTCCTCCTAATATAATATAACTATTAAAACACATAATTATTTTCTTATCTTCCGTATAGATATAATTCACAGTCTGCAGATATTGCTGTAATATCTAATTCATTATTCAAAATATAAAACGATGCAGACTTTGAAGTTGTTGACTCTGATAATATGCATGTATTTGCAATTAAATAATTAAATTCTTGAGAACATAATTGAATATTTGAATAAACTAAAATTGCTCTTATATTCTCATACTTTGATACATCTACATTAGATATTTGTGATGTGTATTTTCCTATCAATTCCCACTCGTCTTTTGTCTTTAGAACTATTGCTATACAATCATTTAAGTTGTGTCTATTTGTATTACTTTCTATAAATGATGTAGTGTCATTTATTAAATCAATTCCTGATTTTGTTCTATCTAAATGAATACAGACTACATAATCATTTATTTGTGGATATTGACCTGCAATATATGGAATATTTTTAATTACAGGAAGTTTTATATATTTATATCCCAATTCATTATCGCAATTTATTTTCTCCTGAACAATAGGTTGAACTGACAATGTTTTTGTTGATTTATTTACTTCTAAAACTCTTGCCAATGTCCCCACCCTTAAATTATTCATCACTTTTTGATTTGAAGTTTCAAATATTAGTTCAAAATTCTCTGTATTTACATTCATTGATTGTTTCATGATTCATTACTCCTTAAATAGTAATCTCTCGCAAGTGCTCTAATATTCATTTTACTTTCATTCGGACCATTTGTAATATGTGTGTCTATCTTTACTACAACATATAGTCCATTTTCATCGTATTCTGCTCCTGCTGAAGATTTTCTCTCAAATCCTTCTTGAGCATCACTTATAAAGTCATTTGCAATTAAAACTGTGCTGTAAATTCTCATTTTTGGATTAACTAAACATTCAAAACTTATTCCATCATCTTCAAGAGATGGTAATCCTATTAATCCTGATGTAGATTTTAATTTTCCTTGTGCATCTACTCCTGACATAATTATTACTTCTGAACTATCATTTTCTCTTGTTGTAATGATATATACCTTTCCCATTGTGTGCATAAAAAGCATTCCACTTAGTGATTCTCCAAGTTGTTGAAGTAGTTCTAACTGACTTCCATACATTGACTTGTCTTCTGTAAGAACATAAGATTTTAATTTCTCTGACAGAACCAATGGAATAGCCACTTCTCCCTCGTTTGCAATGGATTGAGCAACATTATATAGATTTGTTCCTTTAGAGAAAAATCCACTGTAAAAGCCATAATTATATACATCTCCAAGTTCATAAGCATACATTATTGTCAATGAAGTTTCAGGAGATGGTCTTTGTGTTATCATTCTTTGCAATGTTCCTTCAAAAATACTACTTAACATTCCACCATCTACATCTTTATAACCAAATTCTACTGTTATGTATTTATAACCATTTGTCTTAATTAAATTTCTTGTATATTTATCTAAATTATTTATTTTTATTACTGCTGATGTTCTTTCTTTGTTTGGAACACACTTTATATCTACATCTGCTATTAATGTTTTTACTCCTTGTTCTGGATCAACAAGAATCAAAGAAGATCCTGCTGCATTTCTTATTGAAATCTTTAATAATCTACCAAACATAATTCACCTCTAATTATCTGATACCCATAACATCATAAAGTTTTGAATTGTTGCAGATTTAGGATCTTCTGAATATAATTCTACCTTTGTTGGAACCACATAAAAATATCCAAGATTTAATTGAGGATGTTGTTGAAATAAATTTACTCCTGTATAAAGCATAACACTGTTTATTATGTTTATATAAACTCCGTTTATAAATTGATCTACATTTATATAGTAGTTATCTAAATAACTGTTATATCTTATATGGACTCTATACTTCTCGCCATTTATATTTGTAGAGAATGAATATTGTTTATATGTCTTAAATTGTATCATTTTTATTTTCATATATACCTCTCCTAAAATATACTCTTAAAGAATCCTATAACTGCTCCTGCTGCTGCACCTACTCCCGCACCTACAGCAGTTCCTACTCCTGGAATAATACTTCCTATTGCAGCACCTAATCCTGCTCCGACTGCAGCAGACGCAAGAGTGCCTCCTACAACACTTTGACTTGTTATTTCATTTCCACTTGTTTCTCCTGTCTCATCTTCAACAGAATAACTAGCACCATAACCTACATTAAGTGCATTCATTGTAGTTGTTACTAATTGAGCAATTCTTACCTCTTTGAAATTCAATGTTGGTGTAAACTTTGACCATGAATCATTTGATTCTCTCCAACTTACTCTAGTTAGACACATATTCTTAAATAACGCATGAACTGTCTGTATTTCTAATTGTGTGCCATTATTTAACCAATCTCTGAATAAATCTTTTAATGCTTGATAAGATAAATTAACTATATTTCCATTTTCTGTCATATAATAAGATTTCTTTAATGCATCAAATCCATCACTTATCATTGAAAAGTTTAGATTATCTGGATCTCTATAAATGTGGTCACTTATAAATCCACCCTCAGGAACAGGATATTCTGTCACAGTTGAAGATCTTGCAGGACTTATTTCTTTTATTCCTACAAGATAATATGTTATATTTGTTGTTTTATCTAAAATATATACTTTATTCATTATCCTATTCCTCCTGTTTGTTGTTCAAGTGCTATAGATCTTGCTAACTCGCTATTACTTGAATAATCACTTCCATAAATATAATAGGTATTTGTTGAAGAATTATTTGTAGTATTTGTTGTAGAACTTTTACTGCCTCCAGGGAATATGCTAAATATATCTGAAGCAATATCTACTAGTGAACTTAAGAATTCAAGGAATGTATCTAGGAACCATTGAACAATAGGAGTTTCCAAAAAGTCTATAAATTTCTCAAAGAATCTTTCAAGTGATCCTGTTAATTTCTTAAATGACTCACTTTCTGCAAACATTTTTAATATTGTTGATTTTAGATCCATTCTGAATTTTATTAAATTAGTTTGGAACTCGTCCATTGTTTCATAATATTCTTTTAATTTAGTTGGATCTATTTTATTTATCCCTTGTTCGTAATAATTTATCAATTCATCATATGTCTTTCTTTGTGCATCAGTCATTCTACCAAAATCTGATTCACTTATTCCCATGTATCCCATAACAGATTGCATTGCATTTGCTCTAAGAGAACTTACACCAAATCTTGACATTGTATCTCTTATTCCCATATTTCCGAATGAACCAAATGCATTTAGTTTATTAGATAATTCTGCTTGTTGTTCTACTAAATCTATTGCTCCTGTTATTGCTTTCTTCATGCCATTATATAGTGCTGATAATGCTCCTGTTGCTGCTGTAACTCCAGATGCAAATGAAGACATCTTTCCTGCTAGACTAGACTTCCAATCAACATTTCCTGCCATGGCATCCATATATAATTTATTTTCTTGTGCTTTATTAGTTAAGTTTTCTAAATCTGCTTTCTTCCCTTCAACAGTTAGTTTACCATCCGGACCTGTAGTAAATTTTTGCAGCATATCTTTTATCTTATTTGCTGCAACAGTGTTTCCTGATTTCTCTAATTTTGCTGCCTCTTTTTCAAGTGCTTGTATTTCACCTTTAAGTCTTGATATTTCTTTTATTTGTTCTGCATACTCTTTCTTTCTTGATTTCCATTCATCTGCAGACATCTTAGTAGATTTGATGGCAGTGTCTATTTCACCTGATGCATCTTTCCACTTCTTTTTATCTATGTATGGTTTTAATTCGTATAGGTAAGATCCCATTACTTTTTCTGCCATCTTTTAATCTCCTTATCTTCTCTTATTTTCTATTTGCTCGTTGGCAATTCTTGTATTACTTTCTTTCACTGTCATTATTTCTAATAAATCCAAAACATCCCAAATATTGAACTTATATCTTATTTCTGATAAAGTTGCGTATCCTCCTGCAACTAGTGAATATTCCCAATAAGATACATTTTTTGGATGTATAAATAAACTTGTGTCTATTCTGCTTGATCCTTCATAAAGTTCTGGAATGTTTTGGATTCTGTAAAAACTGGTGCAAGCACATCCCTCTTAAACATATAAAATAAATCTAATGCTATAGATGGATTTCTTTCTAATTCTGGCAATTTTGCATTTCCTTCCACATCTATCAATTGAGTCCAATTATTTCCATCTTTTGACCACAATGTGTATTGAAGACACTTATTAATGAAGAACTCTGCCTTTTCTCCATCAAGTCTTTCAAAGTCAACATTCTTTGTAACTAAATTAAGATGTTCAACTGTATTTAATTTCTTAAATTTGAATTTGACACCATCACAAATATCTTCGTGAATAGTTTCCCAATATATTTTATTTTCTTTTTCTTCCATAATATAATTCTCCTTAATTATAAAATAAAAGTCTGCATCAATTTTACTTAATGCAGACTATGATACAAGAATAGTCTTGCATTGTATGATTTATATCCATTCGCCACTATTCTTTATTTGTCTTATAGAATTTACTCTCACTGCTGTTGCTGAACTAACTCCATATTCTCTCATATCATTTATATCAAGAACTCTTAACTCTCCATAATTTGGATGATACACAATATCTTCAACTTGTAAATAGTCAGGATAGATATAACTAATCTCAAAACTTTCTGCTGTCCAACTACCTTGTTCTTTTTGATTTACTGTGTAATTTCCCTTTGGAACTATTGCTAATTCTATATAAGTGATCTGTTCTTTTGAATCTGGTCTTCCTTTATCGTTAAAATGATTTGTTATTTCTCTTTTAACTTTATATAGTGCTGATGATAAACTTAATGCTTGTCTAAATGCTTGTAAATCTGGTTTACTATATAAATTATGTATAGGACTATTTTTTGGCATTTCTATCTCCTCCGTCAACTATTACTTCTGGTAAAACACCCTCATTACAACTCTTTGCTATTGTAATTGCATCTTCTGGTTCTACCTCTATAACAACTTTACGAGTAAAATTGAATTTTACATCAGTCCTATCCCACCACTCACCATTATTGTTTTCTGATAGTGGAGTTATATCTCCTTCATCTAATTGATAATAGCCATTGAGATTCAAATAATCTTGAACTCTTGTTGTTCGCATCAGTGCTTTTAATAATAAAGCATTTCTCTGTGCTTTTTCACCGTATATGTATACTGTTAATTCTATATGTTCTATAAAGGATGTTGTGTCGTCTGGTTCTACTTCTGACTCTGTATTGTTCTGAGGATTTTCAAGGACTCTAAAATAAATAAAATTATCTTTGTTTGTAAATCCTCTTAATCCATCTATCTCACCACTCTGAGATATAACATTTGCTCCTGCAGGATTATTTCTTTTAGTCTTTTGAAATGCAGGACGAATATTTGATTTCTCTATGTGAGGTAAGATATTTGCAATAACATCATGCATAAAATCTTCAATTTGTTCTTTAGTTTGAATATTATCCATTTTTACCTCCTACCTTTTACATATATTCCTCGTATTGCACCTCTAAGAGATCCTGTATCTATTAATGTAGTTGTAGGAGCATCTTTAGGTTTTCCTGCTCTTCTATTTTTAGCATGTATTGTTGCTGGTTTATCTGGTTCCCAACCATTATCTTCTCTAAAGAATGCTTGACACCATGCTTGAACTGCAAGAGATAAAGCATCTAATTCCTTATCTGCCTCTTCTCTTCTTCCTTCAATTAGCAACTGATAGACCTTATTGAATACTTCTCTGATTTGTTCTTCATGTTTTCTTATTACTGGTTCTATTACTCTTCTAGGTGGAAGATTTTTTACAGGACTTCCGTTTTCAAGAATTGCTAGTAATTGAGCATTATTTATATTTGAATTTGCTCTATTTTCAATTTGTTCTTTAGTATTTCCTGAAGTTTGTAGATATCTATTTGTATCTTCTGGAACTCCTATTAGTATTTTTCCTGTAAATCCTAAAATGTTCTCAATCAATTTTTCATCATTTCTTGATGATTTTAATTCTAATTCCATTAAGATGTTACAACTCCAACATATCCTCTCTGTAATGAGAGTGCAACAAGTCGTCTACCGTATCCTGTTGTTACCCACATCTCATATCCTGTATTTTTAGGAACAAAATATTCAATATCGTAATCGTATGATACATTTGCGACTGATCTACTTTTCATTACACCACCTGCAGTAGCATCTGAATCTGTTGATTGAGCAAATCTAGGATCTGTTGTTATAATGAAGTGAGCAACTGCTAATGACATTGCCTCTTCCCAATCTTCCAACCAATAACTGTAATTAAGTCTTTGTTTCATTTTATTGACGGCAAGATTATATAAATCTGTATTTTCAGAATCCTCTACCCACCACTTTAATTTAGGTATATATAACTTAAATGTATTTACACTGTATTCTGGTGGAGTAATAGGAGTTGGAATGCCATTTAGCATTGTTGTTTACCTCCTTATTGTAATACTCTATAAATAGTTCCGTTGTCTATAAGTTGTTGAATTTGAGTCAATTTTAATTCTTCTTTAGTTAATTTTACTGATGTCTTATCACTGAAGAATATAAAATTCTCTGGTTTTGCTGCCCATGTTCCAAATGTTCTTGCGATAGTTCCATCGCTATTTTTCTTATCCATATGAGATAATTCTTTAACAACTCTAATAGGTTGTTTTGCTCTATATAGACCCTCCACATATCTAGGATCTAATTTTTCTTTCTGAGGTTTTTCAACAACCTCAGTCATTTCTTCTTTCACTTCTGACATGATTATTGTCCTCCTAATATTATTCTATTAAATTATTAAATATAAAAACAAAATTAAAATATGTATCAGTAGAGAGTTTTATCTCTCTACCGACCATAACTTGTTATGGATTTTAATTTATTATTATTGTCCTGCTGTGAAGTCCCAATATGTTACAGGACCAATGTTTGCATTGTCTGTATTATATGGAAGTTGAATCTCACTTGCTTGACCAACAAAGTAAGTTGTATAGCAAAGTTTGTCTGTGTTTGGACCTGTGTAGTAAACTTGAACTGGATATGGAATGTCCATTCTTACATAATCTTCATCAAATTTGTAAGCAACAATTCTTCCTGCAGCATTTGTTCCTACACCATTAAGTCTTGCACGACCTCTCATTCTTAATTTATAGTTATCAAATCCTGCTGCTTTTGCTTCATCAATACCTACATTGAATTCCATCAAGAAGTTTCTTAATGTATTGCTGTAAAGTGTGCTGAATCTGCTTGACAATTCTGTAGCATCAGTTGTTGGTAACAAGAATGTGTCTGGTAACAAATCAATGTTATTGTTTGTATTGATCAAATAGAATGATAAAATACCATTAATAGTTGATACAATTTCTGCGTCTGTCATTTGAGCAAATCCTGTTGCTGTTGCATCTGCAGTTCCTCTTGGAATAATAGTTGTCAATACATTACCTGATGTAAATAGACCATCATTACCATTTGGACCCTCATAAGCAATTTTATCACAGAACAAATCCCATCCTGCAAGAATAGCATCTTTGTAAATTGCTTCAAGTGATTTAGCAAAGTTAAGTTTGTTCAATTTGTCAATTTCAATGAATTTGATATCATATGCAATTTCAAAATTGTAAACATTAACTTTCTTGTGGTTCAATTTTGCGTTAACTCTAGGAATAATGTTAACATTGTTTCCTGTTAAGTTAGCATCTGTCGGCATACCTGCCCATTCTACAGTGAAGAAGTCAACGAAGTCTACCATACCACCACCAACTTTTACTGGAATATCCTGAGCATAAGTTGTGTTGTATTTTGGTTCATAAACTTTTTCATGTAATTTACTTAATTCTGTCATAACGAATGCAAAGTTTGCGTCATGAACATTTGTTTTACCAAGACTTTTATATAATCCTGGATTTGCGTCTCTTAATGAAATACCTTTCTTGCATTCTTGTGCACTTGAGGTAATAGACTCTTTTGAATCTCTAAGAGATACTGCTTCTAAAATACTTTCCATCTTTCTATTCCTCCTATTAAATGTATTGAACGAAGATAACTGTGATGTTACCGTTTGTTCTTCCCATGAATCTTGCACCTGGAACTTCTACATTATCTGTTGAAGTTTTTGTGAATGCTTTTTGTGTTAAATCATAGTAAACTTTGTCTCCTTCTGCTGGAGCAGTTCCATACAATTTAACTGCCATTTCACCATAGATAAGTGCTGCGCCATGGTCTCCTGGCATAAATTTAACTTCAGTTGCACTTTGTGGGAATAAAGGATCAACTTTTACATTTGTTGCAAGAGCAATTCCTGCGATTTTTTCTGTTGCACTTGTCAATACTTTATAAACTTGAGTATTTGCAGTGCATGCAAGTAAATCACCTGGAACAATACCATTTGTTTCTGTTGCAGCAACAGTATATGCTCTTGTCTTAATTTGGCTAACATTTGTTTCATAACCTAATGCTAATTGGTCAAATCCTGCTTGACCTAAAATCAATTTAGACATTTTCTAATTCCTCCTACCTATATCTTATTTGCTGCTCTGTTGTATCTGTCTTGAAAACTCTTATTGATATCTTCTGCTTTATTATTCTTTGCAGAACTATCTGTTACCTTAGAGAATTTTGTGTAAACAGATTTAGAATCTTTAGCGACTTTTACTTCCTCTTCAATTTCGTCTGCGTCAAGAAGTTTGTCTCCGTCTTCGTCTTTGGCATTGCAATCATTTTGTTCTTCAATGATTTCTTCTTCCTCTTTCATTTCTTCCACAGGATCTTCATCACCTACAACATCTGGTTGCTTTACCTCTTCTTTTGCTTCAACAACTTCTTCACCACTGTCTTTTTTAGCAACTAACAAATCTTTAATTTCTAACAACATTGCTTTGATTTCAGCAAGTGTAGGTTCGTCATCATGCTTTTCTTCAACAGTTTCTGTGACGATTTCTTGAGGAACTTCTTCTACTGCGACATCTTCATCTTCTTTAATTTCTTCAACTTCAAAGATGTCTTCGTCAAATAGTTTAATTTTTTGCTTTGACATTTTCTTAATTCCTCCTGTTCCATTGACCTTTTCTGCACTGTCTCTAATTGTAGCACATCCTGCCCTACCATCATCAACAAGTGCTAGATGGTTTCCACGAATTTTTGTCATGTAATAGTTCCCACTTCTGTTTTGAATAACAGTATCATATCCCAATGACAATTCTCGTTTTCTGCCCGACACTACAAGGTCTATTGTGTCTGGATCTGTTATGACTACATCACACATGAGACAGTTTTCTAAATCATCTGTGCCTCGTCTAACATTTATCATGTAACCCTTTGCTAATTCTCTGTAATTCTCAGGAGTCACATTATCAAGAGGATGGTCGTCAACAAATGGTTTGTTCTCAAACGATGCTATTGATGTTGGATCAAACACTTCGTCGTCAGTCCTGAAGACTTTAACTATTTTGTTTCTATCACCACCCTCAATTATTTCGCTTTCTAAATAGTCATAACTACCTGTCCTAGCAATAATACAATCACGACAAATTAACTGTCCGTTGTTGTCTTTCCAGATATGATCACTAAGTTTAGTTCCAAATGTCGTTCTTGTGCTATCTAATAATCGCATGAGTCTTTCAACCTCCTCTACTTAATATTACTACTTTTATTTAATAAAATTGTCTTTTTCTTCACCCAAAGATAAATTTTTCTCTGAAATACCTAAATCTTCCTTAAGAGTTTTTCTTATCACATTTATTCTGTCTCTAACTGTTGTTAGACTTACTCCTAACATTTTTCTTATTTCTTTTGGTGAATACTCTTTATATAGTAATATCAATACTTGAATGTATGGTTCTGATAGAATTTTTGAGACTTCTGTAAATATTTGTTCCACAATACTTTCTCCTTGCACAATGTCTTCCATTAACATTCCTGTTTCTGGAATTTTATCTTCAGGGGGATCATCTGAATTATTCTCTATCATTGGATCAAAATATTCGCTGAATGGGATCATTTTTATTTCTTTCTTATGCTCTATGTCATATTTTTCATTTTTAGCAGATATTTTGAAATAACTGAATAATTGATTGTCAGATTGAAAAAGAGGTTGAACATCAGATCTCAGTATTTTACTGAAGAATTTATGCACTAAAAGATATACATCTCCTTCACTTTCAATATACTTAAATACATTGATATATGTAGGTTTGAATTTCTCCCAATGCATATTTAGGAATTCTGATAATTCAATCTCTTTATTACAAACTTTTGTTAAATCATTTATTATTGTTTTATCCCACACTGTCTTTGTCATGTAAAATCCTATCTCCTCATAACATTCTATAATTATTATACAGTGTTTTTAGATTAAAGTTTCGTCATATGAAGAATTTTTTATTTATTTTAATAATTTTCTTAATTCAGATGGTTCAAGGAATCTTTCTCCATACTTTAATAAGAATTGTTGTTTATTATATAATTGTATCTTACCACCACTTATCTTTGAATAACTCTTACCATTTCTTGACCATGTGTTGAATGTCACATGTTCTGCAACTTTAACAGGGAATTTTATATCACTAAAATATATTATAGGAATTGCTATACATCTGCAGTTTGGAGTTTCTCCACAATGCCCAACCATATTTGACTGTGTCCCTTTTTGTGTTGTATACATAAATGTTGGAACATCGTCCCAAAATATTAAAACTCCATCCAGCATAGAATGTGTGTCTCTTACTCTTGCATCACCACTACTTGACCATATATAACCTTTGACTCCTAGAGATCTTGAACGAACTTCTGTTATTGCTGTATTTACTTTTGCACTTTCTGTTCTTACAACTAGTTTTGCTCTACTTCCTAATTTTTCATAGAGTTTTTGTTCTAATTCTGTGCCTCTAAATGATTTTCCTTCTAGATATCCTTTTCTTAATTCGTTATAACATACAGACGGTAAATTCTTAATTAAAGTCATATTATGCTCAAATATATCTAATAAAGGTTTTGTTAATCCCTGATTTTTAACAAGATTTTTCATTTCTTTATTAAATAACTTTGCTTCTTTTTGTTTTTGTCTTATTTGAGTTAATCCTTGAGTCATGGATTTTATTATTTCTGTAAATCCAATGTTATTTCTTATAAGGACTTTATTTCTTAAATTCTTTGCATAATTTTTTATGTTTTTTACATCTATATTAGAGATTATTATATCCACATCTCTTAATGTTTTGGCATTTCTTATTTTCTTCCCTATTTCATTTTTTACATCATTTAAGAACATATCTACAAATATATCTTCTGCTGAGGATTTTAATTTAAGTTTTCTTCTCAATTTTCTTTCTTGACTTTTTGTTAGTTTCATAATTACCTCTATAATCATTATACAAAAATTCCTCCCAAAAGTTTCGTCTTAGGAGGAATTTATTTTCTTATTTAGATTCAAGTTCTGCAATTTTTCTTTCTAATTCTGCAATTCTATCTTCTTTTTCTTTTATCTCACTTTTCTTCCAATAATATCTATTATTTGGTTTCAACTCAGATTTAAGAGTTTCTAACTCAGTATTGAGTTTTGTTTTCTCTTTATCCCTTTCTTTTTGTTCTTCAGTTTTTGGTGGATTTATCACTGCATCTAATTCTTCTAATTCTTTTCGCTCTTCTTCAGATAATTCTCCTTTGTCAAACTGCTTTTTAATTAACTCCAACCATCTTCCTCTATTTTCAGGATTATTTTCAATTTTTGGTTTATTTTCTTGATTTAACCATTCTTCTCTTTGTTTTGCAAATTCTTCATACTCTTCTTGATCATCTACATAATCTGCACCTTGAGATAACATGATTCCGTTTTTGGTTTCAAGTATATCTAATCCTTCTCCATCAAAATAATTTCTTACTTTATCTAAATCTTCTTTAGAAAAATTACCTTTGAATTCAATTCCATATTCAGATACTTTTGGATCTCCTGTTTTGAACTGTTCTTTCATAAATTTAGTATATTCTTCTGTTTCTGTCCATTTACTTGCATCATACTCTTCAGGAACTTCATATTTCTCTATATTTTTATTCGTAGATTTAGTTTCTATTGTAGAATTCTCTTCATTAGAAGTTTCTCCATTTGTAGTTTCTTTTCTACCTTTTGCAACTAATTCATTTGCTTGTTCTTGTGTTAAATCTTTCCAATCATCTTGATCGTATCCTAACTCTTTTAATTTAGAATAAGTCATTGGAGATAATCTTTCATCTTCAATTGCAGAATCTAACTTAATGTATGTTTCTCTTTCTAATCCAAACTGCTTTTTGAGATCTGCTAATATCTTTTCTGCCTTATATCTTACTTCTGCCCTTTCTTCTGCAGATGCTTTATTTACTATATCTTGTAATTGACTTAATATTTCTAACAGTTTTGGACCTTTTTCTTTTGCATTTCTTAACTCTTGTCTTGCTTTAATAGGTAAATCTTCTATTTCTTTTGGAGCAGATGTATCATGTAATTTTTCAAGTCTATTTTCCATACTCTCATAATCTTTTTCAATTCCTTCTTGCATAGAATTCATTGTTTCTTCTGAGAATACTGATTTATCTTCTATTTCTTCAGCAGTATCTTTGAATACTTTGTATTTATTAAGTAAATATTCAAATCCCTTTATTGTAAATTTGAATTGTCCACCTGAACAAACTAATTTATCAACATATAAATTTTTATTTATATATTTTAGTAGGTCATTTAAAACTTTCTTTAATGGAGCATTATCTAATCTTTTATCACGAGGATTAAATGTAACATATGAATTAAATACTGATAATTCTATCCATGTTGCTTCAAGTCCTGAGTTCTTTAATACTTTTCTTATTCCTTCTTTTACTTCATTAAAATTTGGTTCTTTAACTAAGTAAAAATCAGGATTCCAAAGTTTTGTATTTATTATTTTTGTTTCATCTTCTATTGCTGAGTCTTCAATAAAATCTAAATGTTCTTTTGCAATTCTTCTTGCTTCATTTATGTCTTTTGTTTTGAGATTTTGAAGTCTTTTTCCACTTCTGCTAATTGTTGCATCTAAATAATAGTTTCCTTCTTCATCTTTCCACAATGTAAATTTTCCTACATTTTTTGCTTTTTCAATTTTATCAGTAAAATATTGTTGGTTGGTGATATCATCTTCAACAGAATCTTGAAAATCTTTATTCTTTAATAATTCGCTCAGTTTTCCGTAAATTCTTTGATATCCTTCATTAGGAGATATACTATGAACATTTATATTTGCTGTTCCGTCTCCTCTAAGTGCTACATCTCTTCCAAACTTTCTTAATGCTTCTTTTACATTATTTGCTTCAACATAATCTACTGCATGTCTTCCCGTATAACTATTGTGATAATTTACTCTATATTCTTGCTTTGCATCTTTTAGAGTTTTTGTTTCTACTATTTTTCCATCATATCCTAAAAGTTTATTATTCTTAAGTAAATGTTCTGCCTCTGCTTTTGTAAGATTATCTACTCTCTTTTCTCCTGTAGTTCCAAACATTATATAAGTATAATTCTTTTCTTCTGAGTCAATTATAAAATGCATTCCTTCTGTTAATAATGTTGTTCCACCTGGAGCAATTCCCAAACTTCCTGCAAATGCTTGTTTCTTTCCTGTTTTTGGATCTGTTGTTTTGTATTCCTTTGGAATTTTATTCCATTGTTCTTTTGTTATATGAGGTATTTCTGCATCATTTATTGCTGAATCAATAACTTTTACAGTTGCGAGTCCTGATTTAAGATAGTCATTTATCAAAGAATTTGGATATATTTCATTCTTATTTATATTAGACCACCCCATGTATCCCATATTTTCAAGAATTAACTTCTCGCCATCTTTTTTGAATGTAAATTCTATCTTTTTTGCATTTTTAGGAATTATATTTCCATCATTCTCTCTTTGAATTGAGTATGCTATTGCTGCTGCTTGTTTTGGATCTTTTCCTGCTTTTATTTCAGTTGCAATATTCTTTTGTAATGCTTTCTCTGAGCCTGATTCAATTAACTTGTCTTGAGTTCTTCCTACAAGTCCGAATTCTTTTTCATATTTGTTTGTAGATAATTCAGAGTCTCTTACATTCATTGCAAGTTTGTAAATCCTTTCAGCATCAACATCCTTCCACCAACCTCCTGAGAGTTCTTTTATTCTCTTTAAGTTTGGGAGTCCTCTCTTTGCCTCAGCAAAAAGTGTTGATGTATGACCTTTAATTCCCATCTTTTCAAGATCTTTCTCAAAGTCTTCATAACTATAGCCATCTTTCAAGAGACTGTCTCTTACTTTCTTTACAGCATCCTTGTGTGAGTCTGCATCAACTATGAATTTTCGTCCCTTAGTCTTTACTATATATGACATTTACTTGTCCTCCTCAGAAAACATCTCCGGATGCTCATTAGCGAACTTTTTAGCAAGTAGTATTGTTGCTGCTGCGAGTTGAACACATTCTACATAAGTATTCTTTGTAGGTTGTTTTCCCTCATATGCATCATTTATTTCGTGAACGATTTCACCTAACTCTTCTGTTAATACTGCAACCCATCTGTCATATGTGTTATCTACTGTTTCTGGATGTGCTACTGTTACAATGCGAGTTATTTCTCCTGCTATAGCATTGAAGATATCTTTCACTTTAATTATAATTTGTTTATCTTCTTCTTTCAATTCTTTTGCAGGTTCTATAATTTTATTTTCAAAGAACTTCTGTATCTTTTCATATGCTTCAATTTCTGATTTAGCAACAACTCTGTATTTCTTTCCATTGAATTTTACTCTGTATTTGTGGAACTTTTGTTCTTCTACAGGTTCTGTTATAATCTCTTGTTCATTGGTTTCAACTACCTTTTCAGTGGTCTCAACTGGTTCTTCAACTGGAGTCTCAACTTGTTCAACTTCTTCATTTATTACTTCTGCTGCATCTCTAACTGTTTGTTTGATTGCAGGTTTATTATTTCTTTCAAATATGTTCATAGTTTACTCTCCTAATTTTGATTTTACTTTATTTTTAGCATCTTTTGGTGATTTTGCACTTACTACAAATGTCTTGTCTCCAACTTTAACTTTGTAATCTTTTAATGTTTCAATATCGCTATATTCTTCTATGTTTACACTTTCAACTGCTTTTAATTTTCCAGATCTTATCATTTCTTCAAACTTTTCTCTAGGAATTTCTACATATGCTCCATTTCTATCAAGTGCAAGTCTGATTTCTGTATCCGTCTTAAGGACAGTTAGTAGAGTATTACCATACTTTTCTTCCCAACGATATTGATTTCCTTTCTCTATTAATCCGATATCATTAGATGTGTCTGTGTCTGTAAGTCTTTCATGTGCTTCTATTGCTTCTTGTTTTAATTGTTCTACCATTTCAGCAGAGTCACCCATCTGTTTCTTTTCTCTATTCCACTTACCAATAAATTCATTATCTAAATAAACTTCAATCTCTGGTTGACTAATTCCTACTAGTTTTAATCTTCCTGCACTTTTTCCATTTTCTTTTAGATATCTTTTTATTTGTTCTTCAACTGGAATATCATCACCTAATTCTAATTCTGCTGTATCCTCGTCTAATTGATTTACCATATTATTAACTACTCCTAATCCCTTGCTTAAAACATTTTCAAGGAACCCATCTTCTACTTCTTCATCACACATTGGATTTAATGGTTCATTTACATTTGCTTCTTTGAATTCTGCTCCTGTAAAATCATCTTCAATTTTTGTAATATTACTTACAATAACTCTTTCTGAATTTTCTTCATTTTTAGGTTCATATTTGAATTTAATAATATATTTTCCTGCATCTGTGCTAACTGTCATTGTTCCATCTGGATTATTGTGCCACTTATAATTTCCTAAGTATATTTTCACTAAATCTAAGACATCTAGTGCTGTCTCTAATTTTCTGCCAACTATCTTTTGAATAGGATCTTCATCTTTTACTCTATTAGCATCAACTAAAGATACACCCATCTCTCTTAGAACTTTCTTAGCAGCAGAATCAATATGATTGTCATTTACTTCATATTTATCATACCAATCAGACATTCTTTCTCCTGCATTATGAGTCGCTACATGTAAAGCATCCCATGCTAATCTTGTGCCTAAATCTCTGTATCCACCTTTCTTTTTAAGAATTTCCTTATATTGTTCTATTTTATCTTTACCAATAGTCTTATATAATTCACGGATATGAGCAATAAGTTCGTTTGATTTATAATCTTTTACTTTTGAATCTTTATTATACTTCACGATGTCATTACCCTCCTCTATTTCTCCTGTAGCCAAGGTTCTGTAAATTTCATTCAACTTATCAACATGTTCTAATTCATCATTACGAATTTCTTCTAACATGTTTTTCTGTTCTTCTGTTAATTCTGCTCTTTTTAATACTCTATCATAACCATCTATTGCTTCAACTTCATCTTTGAGAAGGAACCCAATGTCCCCTCTCAAATCTAAAGTTTCAACTGTTTCTGGTTTTAATTCCTCATCAACAGTTTTCATAATTTACAGTCTCCTTATTTCTTACCAAATCTAAATACTGGTTTTTCTTGAACTTCTGTTGCTTTTGGTGCAACTGGTTGTTCTACTTGCTTTGCTTTCTTAACTTTCTTTGCCTTTGGTTTCTTTGGACCTCTTGCTTTAATTGTAAAAATTAACTCAGCAAATTCAAATGCAAATAACAATACAACTGCTATTAATGTTAATCCTGCTAATACAACTGTCTTTATATCACCAAATCTTATAAATTCAATTAAATTAATCTTTATTGTAAATAATACAATAATTCCTGCAAGCAATAGAATTGCTATAACTGCTTTATACAGTTTCGCAAATACTTTCTTGCCGTATTTTCTATTATCTACTTTTCCTGCAGTATAATACACAAATTGTTTATAGTTATTAATTGCAAATATAAGCATATTTATGCCAAAGAATACTATCCCTGCAAGAACTAATAATCCTGTGTATCCAAGAGTTGTATATAATTCTGCTGCAGTCATTTCTAATGAACCACCCATCATGCCTATACCTACTACTCCTGCATATACCATCATTGCTGTAAGGAATGTGTAAACTACTCCTCTAAAAACATTATTTTTAATCATTTTAATTTTCCTCCATTTTTAATGACTTATTATAATTCTGCTGTCCATATAGCAAATAACTCTAAATTTGCGGTCATTGTTATTTCTACTTCTGGATCATAATCAGTTCCTGTTCCATCACTTGCTGTATTCCATTTTGAGAATACTTTTCCTGCAACTTCAAATCCATTCGCTGCAACTGTTGCTTTATATCCTGTTGCTACTGTTTGACTTGCAGTGGTTCCTGTTGCTTCTGCATCATTTGCATTATATGACAATGTTACACCTGCAACCTCTGTTACAACTACTGTAACATTAGTATTAGCATTTTCTATAATCTGTGCTGTAAATGATGTTGCTCCGACATTTACTTCTTCTCCGTTAACAGTAACAGTATCAATAAATTTACTATTTGTTGCGGTTAGTGTCATATTTACTGTTTCACCTAAATTGATGACATCTTCACCTGGAGTAATCGTTCTACCATTTGCTCCTGTAAATACTGCCGTAACATTACTATCTTCATTTGTATAAGTTAAATTATACTTTGACACATCTGTTCCTGTTACTGAAATAGTTTCTGTGGTATAAGTTTCTTTTTCAACTGTTGCTGTAAGTTTTGCACCCTTAATTGATGCTGCGTCAACCCACCATGCAATAGTTCCTGATGCTCCACCTAATTTTGCTGCATTTTCAACATCAGTTTCTGTAAGTGTGACATTATTGAATTTTGCACCTACAATTGTATCAAAGTTTGTTTTAACTAATAATACAATATATTTCTTTGTTTGTCCTGTAACTGGAGATGCAATATCAACTAATTCATCAAATTCAACATTAACTGCTACATCATTACCACTTTGTGTTAGTTTTGTAACTGCTGCAATATTTCCCATTACTGCTTCTGCAATATCTACAAACTCACATTTTGTTGCTTTAACAATTAAGTAATTTGAGTCAGTTGCATCCTTGTAATCAACGAGTCCCATTCTTAACAATGTCCTGCATAATTCAATTGGAGCCGAAATAACTATTCCGTCTGCATCTTCTTGAACTATCTTGTATTCTGTAAGTCCCATTCTTCCTAGTGTCCTTGCGTATTCTGCTGGAACTTTAATTAAGTTATCATTATCCATTTGATTTTCCTCCTATTAAGAATAACTTTTATTTCTTTTAATTATTTTCTTTTATCTCTCAATGTTGCACTTATAATTCTATTTTTTACTTCTGTATAATCGTCCGTTTTCAAGGTATTTTCAGCCCTTTGTTGTGGAATTATATTTTTCTCTGTAGTTTCTGTTACAATATCTTCTTCTCCATTATTTAGACCTAGATCTAATCCATTCTCATCCTCTCCTGGACTATTTGCTTCTAACTCATCTGCTTTCTTTGCTCTTTCAATATCTTTTTCTGTTATTTTAAGACCAAATCCTGTCTTCTTCACTGATGCTTGAATTTCTTGTAAGGCAGTTTCATGAGTTATTAAATTATTGTCTAATAATGATGTTATATTATTTACTAAGTTTGTTAAGTAATTCTGTCTTGTCTCATCAGAATCTTCTAACATACTTATAAATTCATAAGATAAATCTGCTGGAACTTCCAGACCACAAGTTCTAAAAATTACTGGTAATAATTTATCTAATATAGGACGACATTCATCATCTTGTTTTCCCTGAATGTTGTTATCATATATTCTTAATTCAATAGGTTTATCACCATTTAATCCTGCTCTATTTGTTCCGAACAATAATACTTCTGGCATTTCTGCTGCACCAGATACAATATCTTTCTGTGCTTCAAGTATTTCAGATAATCCACTAAATGAATATTCTTGCTTTTCATATTCATCTTGTTTGTCCATAAATACAAGTTTATTTGATGTTCTGTAATTATTTAATGCTGCCATTTGTGCTGCAAACATTGCTGCTGATTGAGCATTTCCTGCACTAAGACCACTAAATGTATTTCTCATACCGTCTAACTTAATGATTTCTAATAGTGCTTTATTTAATAATGAAGCAATAGAATTCTTTGTGTTCTCGTGATTCATTAAATCTTGTAGAATATGCTCTAACTCAGATATTCCCCATCCTTGTAATTGTTGTTCAATTATTCTAGGTGATTTTCTATTGACAAATCTTAGAACTCTTGAATGATGTATTTGTTGTGTTTCTTCTACACCATCTATAAAGAATGAGTAATATTTTGGTAATCCAAATTCAGAACTTCTATAATCATCAACAACTTCACTTGACCAACTTAATCCATACCATCTGTCTGTTGTCAAGAGATTTATTTTTGAACCTTTCTTAATATTTGAGAGTTTTAATGGTTTTGATAAATCTTCTTCTCCGTCGTCAACCATTATTAAAGATGCTGCGCCACCAAATATTCTTGCTTGTTTTGTTGCATATATGAGTTTACTTTTTAATATATTATATTTTGAATAAACTCCTGCTAATTCATTATCATTTACACTTTCAGTGTTAATATCTATTCCATTAGACCACATATCTCTTGCTGGAATATCCACTATTTTCCTAAATACCCAACAACCATTATAAATTGCCATCAATTCTTGTCGTCTAAATGTAATTAAATCTCCACTAAAATATGCTCCATTCAACATGTAGTTAGACATACCTGTCTGCATTGCAGGATTGTTAAATGAACCATCTCTTACTCTTACTGATCCAAATCCTTCCTGTATTGCTTCATCCATCATTTTTGCTGTCTTTCCTAATGCTGAAGTTTCTGAATTATTTATAGAGGTAGATAATCTTATATTTGAAGTCATGTTGCCTTTGCCCACACTAGAATTAATAAATGATTCTAAACTGTTGCTCATCTTATTGATCTACCTCCTTACTTAAGATTTTTCTTTGCCAAATTTGCGACTTCTGCTCCCATTGCTAAAATGTCAGTTCCTATTACTGCCATAGATTTCATAATACTTTCAGATATAGGTGGTGTAGAACTTGACTGTAACATTTTCTTTCCTTCTAATGCTGTTACTGCAATTCCTCCTAATATTTTTGCTATATCTCCAAATCCATCATCTACATTTGTGGTGAATAGTTCCTGATCTTTATTTTCCAAAACAATTTTAAGTTTCGCTACTGCTGCGTCTTCATTTTCTGCTCTAACTTTATATTGTTTATTATTATGCCTTATTAAATAATATTTATACATAATTCTATTCTCCTCAATCTCCAATTTTTCCACTATCTGTTGAAATAGAATCAATTACAACTTTGGTTGCAACAATTTCAATAGAATCTTCATCTTCTACAGGAATTAACTCAATACTATCATTTTCTATTGAAGTATTTGCTACAACCTCTGTTGCCTTTGGGAATTCTGGACTTATCATCTTAGAATCCTCCTATTATCTTACTTCACCTGTGATTTCAACAACTCTTGCACCATTTTGTGTCTCAAGAATTACATATATAGGTGTAAATTTTCTTGCTTGTTTGTCTGCTACAGATATATTATTCATTGGAACTGAGAAAATATAAAATCCTTGTGGAAGTGCTGCACCATTTTTGATAACATTATATTTTACATTGTTATATGTGATTGTTAAATCATTTCCACTGTATTGTGCACCTACATTAAGATATCCATTTGTTTTATATCTTTGTAATTGTGCATTTATTGCTGCCTTAATATTGCTAATACCTTGTTCTGTAAGATATTGTTTTCCCAACATTCTTTCTAATACAGAATATGTTATATCTCTTTCAACTGCTATAGCACCAAAACCTGTGTGAATTGAAATGTTTTCTACTGTTGCTAGATTTCCACCAAGATTTACAATTTTATTTCCCACTTTATCAATTACATTGTAGTATCCTTGACCATCACTATTATTAACAAGTTCTTCATATTGTGCTTGTGATAAGTCTTCAGAAGCATCTTCATCATCCCCAATACCTACCAATTTTTCTGCAGTATATGAATAATCTTTAACTGTTTCTGTGCCATCTAAATTTACTTGACTAAAATATGCTCCAACTAATAATGCTGCATCAATTAATTTTGTGTTAGAACCACCTGTCTTTGTGCAGTATTTTGCAACTAACATATGATCTACAAAGTTATTATCTTCAAGGAATGTTTGTGAATTAGTTGTCAATAATAATCTTATCTTTTCTGGACTTGTTGTTTCGTCACAGAATGATGCAATACTTTCTAACACTTCAAGAGTATATCCTGATTCACCAATAATTTGATTTGATATTGCAATGTAAATAAAATCTTTTGTAATATTTCTTGCAGCACTTAAATCTGCCTTGAATGCTTCAAGAGTATATGTTATAGGACTTACTACTAAAATCTTTTGTCCTCCATTTGCAAAGTAATTTTTAATACTTACATTTACTGCTTCATTTCCTGATACTAATATATCAACTTTATCAGGATCTGTAATCAAAAGTTGATTAACTGATTGTGCATCTTCATTAATAAGTGTTACAGGAGCAAAATAAACAGTTGTTTCATAATCTCCTAAAATCTTTTCAGAGTTTACAATATCTAAATTTACTTTAACTATATTTTTAACTGATACCATTTACTATTTCCTCCTTATACATTTCTCTCTTCAGAGATAATTTCTCCTGCTACAAATTCAAATGTTCTATTTCCTGCTGTATCTGCAACTGAATTGTCAGGAATTTTAACAGGGAATACACCATTTCCTGTTGCAGCAATATTACCTAAAGAGTCTGTTATTCTTAATGTCGCCATTGCTTGTTGTGGATTATCTCTACATTTATTAAAATACTCTGTTAATTCTGCAATATGAGATGATGTTTGCTTAAATGTGATATTGAACTTTCCTGCTTTTGAGCCATTAAAGTTACCAACATATCCACCATCTGGAGTAGAATCCATTGAGAATATATCATTATCATAAGAATAACCTACTGTTCCTAGCAATTTTCCTGCACCACCAATAGTTATATTTCCAAGTAAATCATTTTCTATAACTACTGTTACTGTTGTTAAACTAAATAATTTTGCCATTTAACTTTTCCTCCTTATCTTTTACCATACTTCTGTAAGTCTGATATTAAATATTCATATGAACTGTGAGAAATAGGTCCATGTCCATTTACTGTATATACCCACTCATCCCATTTGTCATCAAATACTACAGTTGCCTTTGTATTTTCGTCATCATCAAATTCTACTTCATATTTTAATGGTGTTAATCTTGTAATTTTCTTTACTAAGAAGTGTTTTTGAACATAATCTTTCATTATAAATTCAATATCTTTTTTATCAGCATCTTTAACACAAGATTTATCTTTTACTGCCTTTATTTCTTCAACAAGTCTTTTATATTCGTCTTTGTTCATACTGCCTCTTGTAAGACCATTGTATGCTTTCTTTAATAAAAGATCTTTGCTAAATCCTTCACTATTTATTTGTCCTTTAATAACTTCATAAGAATAATCATCTGCATCTTTTAATGCTGAGTCATATGCTTTCATAACATCTTCTTTATAACCTTTGGACTCAAGTTCTTTTATTTTATTTGCAACATCAATACATTGTTTTGCATAATCTCTAAAAGTTCTCTCATCTCTTCCATTAAACCATGTCACACTTCCTACTGAATATGCTTTTGCCTCATTATTTACAGTTATTTCTGCGCATCCTACTTTTATTCTTGTGTGAGCATCAGACATTTTCTTTGCTTGTGCGTCTTTTAATTTCTTTACTGCTTTTGCTTCATTATCTGCACTGACAATAAATTTTCTATCGCCAACTTTTATATTAAACTTCTTCACTTATAATTCCTCCTTGTTGATTTTTACCATACTTCCTACTAATTTTTCTTGTTTCTCTGTTTCCTGCTTTAAGGATTCAATAACATCATGAGTCATTGCATATACCTTTTCCCAATCAAGTTCCTTTGCTCCTGATCTTATATCAATATATGCATTTTTTACTATACTTGAAATGTTATATAGAGAATCTATGACATCATTTACAATTTTAGTATTAACATCGTTTGGTAGTTGTCCAAATTTATTGCGTGCTAAACTTATTGCATTCTCCATATTATTTGCTTCAATTATTTCAACTGTTCCATCGACCTTTGTTACTCTAAACTTTTTCATTTTTAACTCACTCCATTATTGTTCTAATTCTACTTCTGGTTCTGTAGGTTCTACGACTTCTTCAATTTGTTCTACTTTTGCTGCTTTCTTTGCATTTTTCTTTGCTCTGAATTTCTCAATAACTGCACTTACTTTCTCTTTGAACAATGTTGTATGTCCTATAACTGCAGCAATAAGATAGGTTCCGAGAACATATAAAGCAATAAGTCCTACGAGTCCACCGATAATTGCTAATACTATTAATAATGCCATTTCTTATTCCTCCTCTAACTAATATAACTATTTATCTGCTGAATAATTGCCTTGTTTTCTTAGAACCATTGCTGAGAATATCCTTTAATATAAGTTACAACTGCTCTTACACATCCTGCCATACCCTCATCTAATGTTTCTGTCTGATCTACTCCTCTTTCTCTGCTTTGTTTTGTTATTCTTAATTTTGCAATATCATTTACTGTTTGTTTGCAGTCTCTTGATATTTTGACTTTCTTTTTATACAGTCCTGTTTTTAATATATTTATTGAAGCATCTCTATCTCTTTCTTCAAATTTAACAACATTATATACATTTGTTACGAGTGTTGATAATCTATTTTGAGGAGAA